TTTTTGAAATGGATAAAAAAATTAAATTATTTTTCAAAAAACATATTGGTGAAGTTTAGTTATATGCATAGAACAAAATGTTCTAATAAAACCCTTGACTTGTTATGGTAACAGTGGTATAATGGTTACATAGAATAAAGAAGAGAGTATATTATGTGGTTTAATGAAGAAAAAGAGATGCATATGGTGAAGTCAATAACACGAAAAGAACTGTCAACTTTAACTCAGCAGTATCATTCTGCTTTGGAAAAGAAACAGGGATGGATCATTCAGGCAATGGAAATGGTGCTTGATAGAATTGAACTAGGGGAAGTTACGATTGAGGGGTATACCGAATCATATAGTAAGGATTCAGTACAATCATACCGCGAATGGGTGAAAAGCAAATCAGGTAAGATTTTTATTCAAGAAGATAACACAAGGGAACTATTTTGAACACTGTAGAGCAGTATGCGGAAGAGAAGAAACGAGTGGTTGATGCAGTCCTAGCAGAGATAAAAGTGGATCTCTCCAATGGTGCCAACCAATCCGTCAAAGGTCTACTTATGTTACTCTCAGTAGACAAGCTCAAAGGGTATTTGCCTGAAGAATGTGAAGTCAAATCAAACTATCACTGTTAAAGGAAAACAAATGAACGAATTATTATTAATACTTGCAATAACATCAATGTCTGGTGCAGGCGAGTTAGAACACAAGGTTGTGCAATCGGCACTACCATCAACTATAACAAATCAATATCTTCATGTAGACACGGGTTCTGTTGGTTTACAGGGTATTAGTGGGCGCCAACGATGTTGGACAACTATAATTTACGGGAGCAACGGGCAAGCAATGCCACGGGTGGAATGCATATGACATTATATTTAGATATGGATGGAGTCCTAGCGGACTTCTTTAAAGGTTTGGCACTGTATTATGGTGTTGACCACTGGAAAAAGATACCAGAAAAGGAGAAATCAATCGCTGCATTAGGTGGTTCTGACTTCTTTAACAGGTTAGATGTTTTCGAAACGTCTGTACAGTTAGTGGAGTTTGCAAAAGACTTCGGTGATTGGGGTATTTGTTCTTCACCTCTACGGGGTGATCGTGACAACTCTGCATACTGGAAACGTGTATGGTTGGAACGGAATGGATTCTTACCAGAGGTGGATAAGTTAATATTCACTGGCCAGAAAGAACACTATGCAGTCGATTCTATAGACGGAACTCCAAACATCTTAATAGATGATAAACCATCTAACATCAAACAGTGGATTGCTGCTGGTGGTATTGGTATTCGATATCAGGCGAATGAGGATGACTTAGAGGAATACTTGTTTGATGAAATCCACCGCGCCATTAAACACGCCAAAGAAACACGAATGCGGTTATATCCTTATACCAAAGAGTTCTAAGAAAGATTGGTATTTTAGTTGACTTTGTTATGAAAACAGGGTATAATGGTTACATAAGATAGTGAAACGAAGAGAGAAAAGATTATGTTTATGATTCCCAGTTTTTATGAAGATGTACCGACTAAAGATGACGCAATTAACATGATGACACGATTGGGTGGAGGTGGATTACTTGCGGGCATGAAAGCGTTTGATGTCATTTGGGAAGATCATATTGCCCAGCCTGATGCAGATGATGATGAATTCTTTAGTAGGTGGTGTTATGAAGCGAATGCTTACAATGTTGTTTATGAGAATTTTGGTAAGTTGTTTGCCGCAGAAATCAAATTTTAAAGAAGGATTATATTATGTGGGTAGTAATTGAAAAGGGTAAAGTAATCAGTACCGAGATAGACTTCGGTAACGCTGCTGAGATGCAGTTAGCACTTGAGATGGACAACACTCGTAGTATCCGTATTATGAAAGAAGATGACTATCTAGAACAGATGAGTGAGATGGAAAGTATGTGTGACAAACGTCTTGCAGCCGGCCGTGAAGGTTATGGAGATTGGAGTTAATATGATAAAGGTTTTGAGTTGGACATTGGCGATTTTGGGTTTCTTGGTTATCATGGGTGTTGCTGGTAACGACTGTGATGGAAAATGTATGGAAAACTCCTTGACATTAGTAGACATGTTAGTGTATACTGTATGTGGGATGTCGTTAATGGGTTTAGGAATTTATTTAGGAGTAAAATATGACCGATGAAATTACTGTTGTTAATTGGTATGCAGATGATAGTGTAGATATAAATGGCACTTGTCATCAAGGTGAGTTGACTGCAACTTACTCAGAACTGTGTGAAGTGTTTGGTAAACCAACATACACCGAGGCCGACCCTTATGAGAAGGTTAACGCTGAGTGGTCTGTTGATGTTGTAGTTGTAGATCAGTGGGATAACTCAGAAATCTGCAACGAAGTATTTACAATATATAACTGGAAGACTGAAGGTATACCAACAGAGAAGTATAAGTGGCACATTGGTGGTTTTGAGCGTGTTTCTGTTGAACTTGCAACTAAGATATTCAACGATAGTATGGCGGCGTAATGAGATATCAAACAGTACCTTACGATGAGATGACACAGTTAGAACGTAAGTCTAATGTGTTTGCAATTCTTCAACAAGAGAATCTTTCCAAGTGGGCCCTAAACTATTGGGGTACAGTGTTTGAAACTATCGCCACCAATAAGAAACAATATGATGCAAGAATTGAAAGTGCAATTCTGTTGGATGAAATGTCATCACCAGAAGAAATGCGTTATAAAGAGTATAACGACTTATGAACATTAATGACTGTGTAGAGAAGTATGGAGAGTCCATAGATAATCTATCCACAGAAGTTTTACTAGAGGCAATATATAATGAGCGGTATGCACATAATGCCAGTGTACTTCAACAACGTGAAGACAGGACGCAAGAAGACGAAGAAAGTCAATCCAGAGAAGTATAAACTTCGATGGCGTGAACATAACAAATGGTTGAAGATGTCACATTCCCCAGTTATTACACTGGAAGAATACATCGACTACCTACAGGGGCGAGTCAAAGTCAAACAAGTGAAAAGTTCTAGTAACAAGACACTAGGACAAGTCACACGAACTCCTGTATCACCTAGAATCCCATCAGCTGGTGATGGTATTGGTAATGCGTTTAAGAAAGAACAACCAAGGTACAATGGTAACTTAGTCATTGGACAGGCGTACAACAAGGGTGGGATGCAAGTCCTATCGAAACAAGAGTCAAACGACCCTATGACGGGTAAAAGGAGATAGGTATGAGTGAATTTAAAATTAACAAAGTCGGTAAACTATGTGATGAATTTGAATCACAAGCATATGAGTGGGTACTCCATGACATCCAACAACATTTTGGTATTACTACACGGGACACTGCTGAATTTACTAAGGGACAGATACAGGAACTTGAACACTTCATGGAAACTGCTGACTATATTGAAGCGTATTGTGCAATGGTAATACGTTCTATGATTGATAGTTGGTATCAAGAATCGGCCGAATATGGTAATTAAATGATTGTGATGAAAGTTGTTGACTATAGAGTCGCAACTCTTTTTGTACAAGAAAGACACTATAGTCCTGTGATGCCGAAACTAACCAAACACTGGTTAGGTGCTTATCAGGACGATATTCTTGTAGGTGTTCTAACCTTGGGTTGGGGTACTAATCCAATGGGTACTATCAAGAAGATGTTCCCAGAACTCACCACAGCAGACTATTTTGAGATAGGTAAGATGTGTATGGATGAGTCCATGCCTCGAAACTCTGAGTCACAGATGCAGAGTGCAACTATCGCTTGGATGAAGAAAAACGTCCCAGACGTTAAGTTCCTATACACTTGGGCAGATGGTATTGTTGGTAAACCTGGCTATGTCTATCAAGCAGCGAATTTCCTGTATGGTGGATTCATCTGGAGTGATGTATATGTCACAGAAGATGGTGAGAAGGTACACTTTCGCACAATACAACGTAAGTTAAAGAAGATAATGAATCGTCCAGAGTTGAAGTACGGGCCACGTCCATCTGATGAGTATATGAGTGAACAAGGGTTCTCTCGCATATTCGGTAAACAGTTTCGGTACATCTATCCTATCACCAAGAAGTCTAGAAAGTTACTAAAACAATCTACCATAAATTGGACTATAGACTATCCAAAGGGTAAAGACTTGCAGTGGAAGATTAAACGTCCATACGAGACATCCTACACGCTCACAGACACCATGCCGTACGAACATAGGGGTAACAGTGTAAAACATAACAAGAGTAACGTCAGCAAAGTTTCAGATAAGTGGGGTAAATCAACCCTTGACGAGTTCTTTTAACCTAAATAACTGTAAAGGAGTCTACAATGGCATACAGCGAACAAGTACTAGACCACTATGAAAACCCTCGTAATGTGGGTAAAATGGATGGTGATTCCCCCTCAGTAGGTACTGGAATGGTAGGCGCCCCTGCATGTGGTGACGTAATGAAACTTCAGATACAGGTTGATGGTGGTATCATCACAGATGCAGTATTCAAGACGTATGGTTGTGGTAGTGCGATTGCATCATCATCACTACTAACTGAATGGGTTAAGGGTATGACGTTAGACAGAGCTGGTGAAATCAAGAACACTCACCTTGCAGAAGAACTTGCACTCCCTCCAGTAAAGATACATTGCAGTGTACTTGCAGAAGATGCAATACAGGCGGCAATCAAAGATTATAGAGGTAAACAGAAATCAGTCTCCTTATAACAGATGATTGCATCAATTGCGACATATGTCTACCAGAGTGTCCCAATGAAGCGATTTATGTTGGGGAAGAGATTTACGAGATTGATCCTACCAAATGTACAGAGTGCGTAGGACATTTTGACGAGCCACAGTGTGCAGAAGTATGTCCAGTGGATTGTTGTTTATTCGAC